TATAATATTGTCGCTGCTCACGGGTACTTCGGACGATTGATCTTTCAATATGCTTCTTTCAATAATTCTCGCAGCCTTCACTTCTTTCTTGCTGCTTGGCCCGTTGTTGGGATTTGGTTCACCGCTTTGGGAGTGTCCACAATGGCATTCAACCTTAATGGTTTCAACTTCAATCAGTCAATCGTTCATGGCGGACATGTCATTAACACATGGGCTGACATCCTCAATCGGGCTGGCTTAGGAATGGAAGTAATGCATGAGCGTAATGCTCACAACTTCCCACTTGATCTGGCAGCAGCATCTACCACTGAGGTAGCACTGACTGCACCATCTATTGGTTAATTAAAACGTCCGTTCATCCCGCAAGGGACGCATGACATGAGGTGACATGGAACGGGGTTCCCTCAGTTCTCTATGGAGGATACTATGCCAAACGTTGAAGTTCGTCAGCGTGTGCGTGAGCAAGCCCAAGCTCTTAAAGAGCAGAAGCTTGTCTATCGCGGTGTGGCTTACTTAAAAGCCGCTAAGTAGTTCTGTAATTGGGAGGTGCAAATCCTCCCTTAGCAATTGGTTAGAGCCGGTACGCCGATACCTCTAGCCGTCTAGACGGTGGGAATAGACCACAAAATTTTTTTCAAACGTTTGAAGCTTGTCTAAATAATTTTTATCCATAGAAATGGCTTTTCAATCTTCTACAAACCCCGCGCAACTTACGCGCCCGGGTCAATCTAATAGCACGGGTGACGCCCGCGCTCTTTACCTGAAGCTTTTTTCAGGTGAAATGTTTAAAGGGTTCCAGCATAATGCTATTGCCCGTGATCTGGTGATGCGCCGTACTCTTCAGAACGGTAAGTCTCTCCAATTCATCTACACAGGTCACACCAAAGCTGAATTCCATACGCCTGGAAACAGCATTTTGGGTGACAGCAACAATGCACCTCCGGTTGCAGAGAAGACGATCACGGTCGATGACCTGTTGATCAGCTCTGCATTCTTGTATGATCTCGATGAAACCCTGTCTCACTATGACATGCGTTCTGAGATCAGCCGTAAGATCGGTTACGCTCTTGCACAAAAGTATGATCGTCTGATCTTCCGTGCCGTCACTCGTGGTGCACGTGCTGCTTCTCCGATCACTAAGTCTGGCTATGTCGAGCCAGGTGGTACTCAGATCCGTGTTGGTTCTACCGGCACCGCTGCTTCTGATGCCTATGATTCTGGTAAGCTTGTAACTGCATTCTATGATGCAGCTGCAGCCCTTGACGAGAAGGGTGTCAGCCAAGACGGAAGGGTCGGGATCCTAAACCCACGACAATTCTACTCGCTGATCCAAGCGGTCGGTAGTAATGGTCTGGTAAACCGCGATGCTCAAGGCTCTGCTTTGCAGGGCGGTGAAGGCATTGTTGAGATTGCTGGTATCAAGATCTTCAAGTCAATGAACATTCCGTTCTTCTCTCAGTACGGTACCAAGTATGGTACTGGTTCTGCCACGAACCCTGGTGTAGCCGATCCTGGTAACACTGGTTCTTTCGTGTCTGAAGCTGTTGAAGATGCTGCAGCCGATGTTGCTGGTATCAACAACGAGTACGGTGAAGAAACCGAATTCGCTAACAGCTGTGGCCTTATCTTCCAACGTGAAGCTGCTGGCTGTGTGGAAGCTATCGCTCCTCAGGTGCAAGTCACCAGTGGCGACGTGTCCACAATCTACCAAGGTGACGTGATCCTTGGTCGTCTCGCCATGGGTGCAGACTACCTGAATCCCGCTGCTTCTGTAGAACTGTTTGCCGGTACTGCTACCAAGCCTGCCGCATTCTGATATTTTCTATATGGGAGTCCTTTCGGGGGCTCCTTTTTTTTAATTCTTTATTGAGAATAATACTCATTTGCAACTATGCCTTACCTAACTACTGGCTCCACTGAACTTAAAGCTGTTAATCAGATCCTGGCGTCAGTTGGTCAGGCTCCTGTAACCACACTGACAACTGAAGAAACTCTCATTATTAACGAGGTCTCTCGATTTACTGGTTCCATTGCAGGTACCACACTTACTACTGAAACTGCTAACATTCCTGTTGGTACTTACATTGGTGGTACTGGTGTTACTGATGGTACATCTATTGCAGTAGCTGGTGTAGAAGCAACACCTGCCACTGATCCTGTTACGTTTGACTACACTGTGAATATTTCACAAACCGTATCATCCCGTACATTGACTCGTAATGAGGTTACAACCAGAGTTGAAACCCAAACCAACCCGGACGTTGCGATTGCACTCAACACCCTTAGAGAGGTGTCACGTGAGGTACAGAGCGAAGGATGGACTTTCAATAAAGAATTTGATTATACACTTACTCCTAACTCGGACAACGAAGTTTTGATTCCTGATGACATGCTTCAGGTTGATCTGAACATCTCATCTAAGAGATTTAATAATCGTCAGTTCGATAGTATTAACCGTGGAGGTAAACTCTACGACCGTATCAAACATACTTACAAGTGGACTGACCCTAGTCTTAAGGTTGACATCTTGTGGTATTTTGAATGGGCATATATCCCTGATCCTATCCAAGCATTTATTGTAGCACGTGCTGCTTCTATCTTCTCTAGTCGTACCATGGGTGATCCCAACCTGTACCAGATGCTCCAACAAAAGGAAGCATTTGCACGGGCTATGGCTATGGAGTATGAGTGTGACCAGGGTGACTACTCCTTCTTTGGTGAGCCTCAGGGAGAGAACTATTACAATAGCTATAAACCGTTCCGTACCTTGCAACGCTAATGCCAGCAGTAACACAACAGATCCCTAATTTTCTTGGTGGTGTATCCCGCCAAACTGACGACAAGAAACTACCTAACCAGCTAACTGAGTGTGTTAACGGATACCCTGATCCTACATTTGGTTTACTGAAACGTCCTGGTATGAAGCACACTAACGTGCTGAAAAAGGCTAACAATACTCCATTTACTAAAACTGAATTAGCAGATGCAGCATGGTTCTTTATTGACCGTGCTACTGCTGGTTCTTATATTGGTGCTATTAAAGGTACCAACCTGTATGTATGGACTGCTGCTGAAGGTACGTTCTGTACCGTGACAAACACTGGCACAGGTTACCTCACTGGTACTAAGCAGGATGACTACCACTTCCGTAGTATCCAGGATACCACTATCATTGCTAACAAAACTGTTACCACTGCTATGCAAGCAGCTGGTACCTTTGTTGCCAAGTCACAAGGTACATTAAAACTTAAATCAGTGACCAATGGTGATGTACATAAAGTTAAAATTAAAGGTACTTCTAACGGTACTGAACATACAGCAACAGCTACTGTACAATCTTCAGCTACTTTTACCACGTTTCTAACCGGTACTCACGCTAGTCACGACCTGTTAGGTGCTGTTAAAGCGTTGCTAGAGGCACGTCAAACTGCTAATGATGCTGAGTTTAGTGGTAAGTGGTACCTCAACTCATTTGCTAACAGCCTTACAATTCGTAGAACAACTGAATCTAATGCTGTTGTAGTAGATGCAGAGCCTGGGTCTGGTGTTACATACAAATTTTTTGAGATAAGTGCTTTAGGTGGTATATCTAATAATGCTATTGAAGCCTTTCAGGATGATGTAACCAACATATCCGAAGTACCACTGGAGTCATTTCAAAACCATAATGTTAAAATCCTAAACAGTGATACTGAAGATGATGATTATTATGTAAAATTTGTAGCGGCTAATGGTGTCGGTGGTAAAGGTTATTGGCAAGAGACTATTGCACGTGATGTGTCACCTGGTCTCAATACCGCTACTATGCCGCATGAACTGGCTAACACTGGTGCTACTACCTTTACGTTTGGTCCTATCACCTACAAGAATCGTCTAACTGGTGATGATAACACCAACCCTCAACCATCTTTTGTTGGTAAAAAGATTAGTTCTACTTTCTTTTACAGCAATAGGTTCGGTGTGTTATCTGAGGATAACGTTATTTTTAGTGTTGCTAACGATAACTATAACTTCTTTGCTAAATCTGCATTAACTCAGATCGACTCAGACCCTATTGACCTGAACGTATCTAGTGTGCGTCCTGTTACTCTGTCTGACGTTTTACCGTCGCCTCAGGGATTACTGTTGTTCAGTGAACGTCAGCAGTTCCAGGTGTATGCTACAGATGCTAGTATTCTAACACCGACCTCTGCAGTTATCCGTTCGCTGGCTAACTATGAGATGGCTACTAATGTACAGCCTGTAGACATCGGTACTACTACTGCATTTGTCAGTCGTGTGCCTGGTTACAGCAAATTGTTTACCATGTCTCTTCGTGATGTGGAGCAAACACCTATTGTGGTGGACATCAGTAAAGCTGTACTTGAGTGGATACCTGATACTGTAGATGCTTTAACTACTAGTCCACCAAACTCGGTGGTTATGATGGTTGATCGGGATACTAAATACTTGTATCTTTATAGGTTCTACAACAATGGTAAGGAAGATCTTTTCCAAGCCTGGGTTAAGTGGGAACTCCCTGGTACTATTCAGACTGCACGTATAATTAACGATGCTGTTACTATTGTGTCACAGCAAGAGGATGAGTATACTTTAGGTTTTATTGAGTTGGATGAACTACCATCTGGTGATATACTTTCCACGTCTTCTAGTTTTACTGGTAACGTACCTCTTGATATGGCTACTCGTCCTGTCAAGCCTCATGCGTCCGTTGATGCAGTCGTATATGACTCTACAAACGACATTACCAAGGTCTATGTACCTTATACCCCTATTGATGATAAGGACGCTGTGATGCTCCTTACAGTACCTACAGCAGATGATGGTACTAATGCTGAGATAGACTCAGATCAGGGTTACTGGACTAAGGTTATTGAGCGTATTGAACCTTCAACTAACTACCATTATTTTGAAGTAAAGGGTAAGTTTACTGATTATGCTGATGGTATTGTAGTCGGTTACGGTTATGATCTAGAAGTTACACTACCTAAATTTTATCTACAACGTGAAGCAGGAGCTGATTACACAGCTTCTTTAACAATTGCCAGGGTAAAACTATCTGCTGGTCGTTCTGGTGCTATCCGATTTAAGTTAAAGCCAACTGGCTCTAACGAATGGAAGAATGTAGAACACACTGCAGAAGGCGATATCTATAATGGTGATACGAATCCTGTAGTGCAGGAAAGAGTTTTTACCTTACCTATCCATCAACGTAACACTAATTTTGAACTTAAAGTGACAAGTGATTTTCCATACCCTGTATCATTGGTGTCGATGCTATGGGAGGGTAACTATTCAACCAAGTATTATAGGAGGGCTTGATGTTTAATCCAAAAGGTAGTAATCTCCTTGAAGAGCAGTTAGCTGTTTCTGGTTTAGAGATGAATATAATAGGAATTCTTGCAGGTGTTTCTGCTGTTTCTTCGATTGTTGGAGGCATTAGTGCATCTAACCAAGCTAAGAAAAACAACCAACGAGCTGAGCAAAACGCTAACGAGCAACGAGCAGCTGCTAAAGAACAAGCTGACAAGACTAACGAATACAACAAAAATGTTTTTGCTGCTGATAAGGCTAATTATTACAGCAACCGTGCTTATGAGTGGGAAACTTCTCTTAGAAACTATAAGTACAACCAAGGTATTCAAGATTACAACTTCCTGCAAACGGCTAAACAATACCAATCTTCTGTAGAAAATACACAGCAACAGCTGACTTACAACAGCATGGCTGCTTTAGAAGCCCGTGAATCTGAACAGGCGTCTCTTAATGAGATTCTAAATGAAGATGCATTTCAACGTGAAAGCTTGTTAGTAGAGCAGCTAAAAAACCAAGGTCAAGCAGCCTTAATGCAGGCAGGTAATTCTAGAGCTAAAGCTATTCAATCAGCCAACGCTCAAGTTGGTAGAGATCGTGCTGTAATGAAGGCTAGCCTACAAAGTGCTCGCCTGCAATCAGAACGTAACATGCGTGATATTTCTATTGGTAGATTTATTGATGA